CAAATGGTAATTTGGTATTATCGCCACAGGGCGAAGCTGTTACAAATTACATTAACTACTTTAGGGGGCAGGGTATTACTGACCCCTCGTCGCTTTGGGAACTGGCTACACGGATGTATAGCGGTGACCTCTCGGTGTCGCAGCAGCAATATCAGCAGCAGCAACACCATGAGGCTCAGCAGTCCCAGCAGCGGAACATGGAGTACTTACAGCAGGCCAACCAGTACAACGAGTACATCGAGTCTGCTGGAGGAAGTATACCTCCAACTGAAAACCCAATGGCCCGAAGCCAAAATGCCTCCGCGAGCGCGGGGGATAAATTACGCCAGCAGGCACTTGCCGATGGTTTTTTCTAGGGTTTTTTAGAAGGGGTTGAGAAGTGGCTTATAAAGGTTTTAACCCGGTCGCGTTCTCTCGTACCGCAGCAACCACGCTGGCAAACCACATCCGCGAAGTTGAGGAGTCCATGCTCCGCAACTATCAGATGGGTGCCTTGCTGGAAGCAGGGGGCCGAGTGAACTACAACAACTCTGGTGAAGGTTTTGACTGGCCGGTACAGTACCGGCTGCACAAGGTCGAAGGCAACACCGGGGAAACGCAACGAAACTTTGCACGTCGCAACTTGTGGAAAACGGCGAACCTTGAGTTCCGTGGTTACCAGACCACCGACTCGATGTACTACCGTGAATTCCGCTCGAACAAGGGGCCGGAAGGCGTCGTAAAGGTGTTTGACAATTTTGTTGAGCGTCTTGAGACTTCGCTTACCCAGGGTCTTGGCGGCGAGTATTACGTGGATGGTTCCGCTTCGGGCAACGAGCAATCGTGGCACGGGCTGGAGTCAATGTTCGTTCTTAATGGTACGGTGAACAGCACGTCCGGTGCCCAGCGAGCAGCGAATGCCGCTGACATCGTTGGCTATCCGAACGATACCTACTCCGGGCTTTCGACAGTCCTCGGCAACTACGGTGGCGAGAACGAGTCGGGACAGTATTGGCCTGACGGTATTTCTGATGCTGAGTACGATTTCTGGTCGCCGCTGGTTGTGAATTACACGACCACACACGCCGACCTTCCCAGTACCACTCAGACGTGGGCTGGCCAGGGCGACGAGGCGATGCGTTACGCGATTATCAACGCGCAGCGTAACACCAGCAAGAATGGCCAGATCACCAACATCCTGTTGGCTCGCGATCTGTACATGGGACTGTTGAACATCATTGACGATAAAGAGCGGATTCAGATTTCCAGTGAGCAGAGCTTACGTGCCCTTGGCTTCAAGAACGTCTTGAACTTTGACGGTATCGAAGTTAGCTGGGAAGCCGCGATTGCCAGTGGCGTCGGCTACGGCATTAACTATGACAACATGGAATTGAAGTCGATGGATGAAAGCCTGCTTCGCTCGGAAGGGCCGGAGTATGACATTCATTCACAGTCTTTCAATGCCGTCGTGAGTACGCTGTCGAACTTGAAGTTCTCCTCACCGAGAAACTTCTTCAAGCTGGCTGCTTTAGCTTAGGTTCCTTTTTAGGAGAAAAGAAGATGATTTACGATGTTCCTCCTTTTGATTTGGGTGAAACGCTCAAGGGAACTGACGACGACAGCAACCTTATCAATTCGCATTGGCAAGGCGCTATCTTTGAGTTCCCTGATGTTGACCGAACGCCCGCGATTCGTGGTGGCAAAAGCCGCCGCAGCGGAAATGCGCTTCGGGCTATTTGTGTTCGCAACACCTCCGGTGGTGCGTTGACTGTTGCCAGTCTGTGTTGCCAGTTTAATGTCGCCGTGGGTGATTACACTGTTGACTCGCAGACTACTGCCAATACCGAATACCGAAAGGTTTTCAGTACATGCAAGGCGGTAACTGCGGCAGTGAACCTCTGGGGCGGAATTGGCGATCCTGAACTTGGCAGCGACACTGTTGCTGATGATGACCTTTTCTGGGTTGTCATCGGTGGGGTGTGTCTTGCCAAGCTGAAGGCGAGCGAAACCATTATTCCGGGCGACCTCCTGAAATCTTCTGCCGCTGGCTATCTGGAAGAAGTAAACACAGGAAGTGACGCAGAGGTTCTGCTGGAAGCTGTGAATGTAATTGCTCGCGCATTACAGGAATCGGACTCCACGAACTTTGACGGAACAGCATCAGCGGCGGGCGAAGATGCTTTAGTTCTGGTGTGCGTCAACATGTAACCAGGAATACCCGGCTGCGCAGCCATGCAATTCGGGTCTTGGGTACGTCTGGCGGGTCTTCGTTGACCCGCCAGGCGTCTTTTGAAACAGCGAAGGGAGAGGTCTGTAATGTCTCATCCAGGTCGAGGTCGGTCTAGGAGAAGGTTTGGCGGTCGTGGTGGTCGTCGCTGGGGTGGCCGTAGTCCTTGGGGTCGTGGTCGTGGCCGTCGTGGTCGTCGTGGCCGCATGGACTGGATGGACAGGCTTCGCCGCCGTCGCATGAAGAAGAAGAAGGACAAGCCAGAGTCAGATCAAGAGAAGCCGAAGCGACCGGACAAGTGGCGAAAGAAACCTCCCTCTGACAGGCCGAAGCGGCGCCGCAGGCCAACTCCGGGCGCAAGGCCAGGGTCAACGGCAAAGCGGCGTCCCGGCAGGCCAACTCCGGGCGCAAGGCCGACGACAACACCGGGGCCAATCAGTAGGCCGACTCCTGGTGCACGTCCGAGCCAGACTTACAACCTGCCTGATCCAATTCCCTCTCCCGGTATGGGCGCAGGTGGTGGTGCTGGTGGTGGCACTGGAATGCAGCCCGGTGGCGGCGGTGGTATGCCCCCCGGTATACAGCCTGGTAGTAGTGACTCCACTCAACCTCAACCTCCTCCGGGCGTGCCACCTCCGATGAGCGACTGGGGGGATAGCGGGCCTCCACAGCCACCTCCGGGCGGGCCAATGCCACCTCCGGGTGGGCCAATGCCTCCTCCGGGTGGGCCTCCGGGTCTTCTGACTCCGGACGTGCCATCTCCGGGCGGAATGCCTCAACCTCAGCTTCCGATTGCTGATGGCATAGTGCCGCCATTTGGCGGGCCAGGCGGCGGCGCCTCCACTCAACCTCAACCTCCTCCGGGCGGTGGTGGGTTTCCTCCGGGTCTGATCGGTGGTGGGCCTCCACAGCAACCTACGGGTGGGCCAATGCCATCTCCGGGCGGGCCATCTCTAGGTGGTGTGCCACAGCCTACTTCGGGTTTCCCGTCGCCATTTGGTGGCCCATCGAGCGGGAAGTTGCAGGCCATGCCCTCGCAGACCCCTCAGCCTTTTGTGGGAAGCAAAGCGTGGGGTGTTCAGCAAAGGGGGATGGCAGAGGCGGCAGCAGTCAGGGGACGCAAGGAAGCGCAGGCCTTGGGGCTTCCACCGGCATCTCCGACTCCTAGTGGGACTCCTCCTTGGCAGCGTCCTCCGATACCGACGCCGACTCCGACGTTTCCTGTGGGGCCACCGAATCCACCAGAAACCTTCTTTGGTGGGCCGGGACAGTCGGGGAACCCGTTGGAAGGGGAATTCCCGTTGCCAATGCCGGAGCCAGTAGGCATGCCTCCGGGGCCAATAGGCCCACAGGGGCCAATAGGCCAACCCGGTATACCGCCAACACCGACGTTTCCTGTGGGGCCACCGAATCCACCAGAAACCTTCTTTGGTGGGCCGGGACAGTCGGGGAACCCGTTGGAATCGGAGTTCCCGTTGCCGATGCCGAGTCTGACACCTGACTTAGGACAGCAGATTGGTGCTGCTATTGGTGGAACGCCACCGATGCCGCCTCCGCCTCCGAGTCCTCTGACACCTGACTTAGGACAGCAGATTGGTGCTGCTATTGGTGGAACGCCACCGATGACGCCTCCAACTCCGCCGCCTCCGGCTCCGGGCGCAAGGCCAGGGTCAACGGCAAAGCGGCGTCCCGGCAGGCCAACTCCGGGCGCAAGGGGGCCAAGAAGGGATGTCCGCAAAAAGGGCAATCGTTCACCGGGGAGTCGATAAATGGAATCGAGAGAATGCAGCCAATGCTGTTGTGACTTCCCTTTGACCGATGAATACTTCCATCGGGACGAAAGCAAGGATGATGGGTTCAAGACCGTCTGTAAGATATGCCGCTTAAATGAGAGGAAGCGGAAAGAAAACGACGCGATTGATGAGCGCATCCAAAAGCTGGAAGAACGGGGAATTAAGCTGCTTGATACGCTCGTCACAGGGGGGAGCAATATCCCTCACATGGCTGAGACATATCAGCGGATCATGGAAGTGTTTGGCGGGCCGATGGGCTTTGCACAGCACTTCCTTGCCAACTATCTCAGCACCAAGCCGGGCAGCGCGGCGAGAGGGAAGCAGATCAACACGATTATCACCCTTGGCGTTAAGGTGAGCGAATCGGGCGCTGCTGAAAAGAGTTTGGACGGAATTACCGATGAAGAACTGGAAAGCGAAATCAATGCAACCGCCAGGGCTTTACTTCTGTTCAATGATGGATCAAAGAAAGTGGAAATGGAGGATTCCAAGGTAAATGTCGGAGACACAATGGCCTCCTGAGCCTGCCGAGGTTCCTGATTCTTACAGGCCGGAAGCAACAGAGCAGCAGAAGCGGGAAATGCGTTTGCTTTATGCAGAACGCTCCCGCCGCCGCATCGAAGCGCTTCGACTTTACGAGCCTCTGCCTTTCCAAGAGGCATTTCACGCCAGTCAAGCCAAGGAAGTTCTCATACAGGCTGGGAACCAGGTCGGGAAAAGCCTCTGTGCGTTTATAGAGGACGCGAGGGCTGCCACTGGCCAAGACCCCTACGACAAGTACCCCAAGGAGAACGGGGTAATGGTGTGCCTGGGCATGGACGAGGGGCATATCGGCAGGACGATCCACAAGTATCTGTTTCGGGCCGGTTCATTCAAGATCATCAGGGATGAGAAGACGGGATTCTTCCGGGCATGGAAACCTTGGGTTGAAGGTGACTGGGCAAGGAAAGATGCTGCCAAGCCCGCACCGCCCCTGATTCCCCCAAGGTACATCAAGCGGTTTGCGTGGAAGAAGCGGGCACAGCATGTGTTTGAGGTCTGTGAGCTTCACAACGGCTGGATAATCTATGCGATGGGCAGCAAGGGCGACCCGGCACAGGGGTTCCAGGCCGATCTTGTGCATATCGACGAAGACCTCGAAAAGCCGGAGTGGTATGACGAGATGATTGCCCGTCTTTCCATGCGAGAGGGGAGGCTCAGGTGGAGTGCCCTTCCCCATGCCAAGAATGACGCCCTTGTGAACCTCTGCGAGCGTGCGGAGGACGAGGAGAAGCTGGAGAACGCCTCAACGGTCGTTATCCGGGCGACGATCTTCGACAACCCCTTCATGCCGGAACAGGTCAAGCAGGAGAACATCAAGCGGTGGCGGAAGCGGGGTGAAGACGAATATCGCAAGCGTGCCCTTGGGGAGATGGTCACAGACAGCGTACTCATGTACCCTACCTTCTCAAAGGATCTCCACCGGGCTATCAGGCACGAAGAACCTCGCACAGAGGTTCAGAAAATACTCACAGAGGCCAAAGGAGAGCCACCCAAAGACTGGTGCAGGTACATGGTGGTTGACCCAGGGCACAGTGTTTGCGCAGCAACATTCTGGGCTATCCCCCCTCCTGCACTAGGAGATCACGTAGTGTGCTATGATGAGCTTTATCTTCAACAGTGCACGGCGGAAATATTTGCGGAATCAGTAATGCGAAAAACACGGGAGCATGTGTTCCAGTCGTTTATAATTGACGCACACGGGGGTCGGATCAGGGAAATAGCGAGCGGTGTGTTGCCGAGGATTCAGTACACACGGGAGTTAGAAGCGAGGGGCGTGAGGAGTGTGGAGACAGGAAGCGGGTTCTACCCTGGCAGTGACGATATTGCTGGCCGGGAGATGAAGCTCAGGGACTTGCTCCATGTGAGGGCTGGTGGTACGACCAAGATGCTGGTTGTCATGGAAACATGCCCTAATCTTGTGCGGGAGTTTTACCGCTTCAAGAAGAAGGTAATGAATGGATTTATCACAGACGAGGGGATGCGGCGGGGAAACTGCCACGCAATCGAAACCTGCGAGTATGCAGCGGCTCATGGAATGAAGTATATCCAGCCGCCCTACAAGCCTATCAGGGATACGATTGTGACACGGATTATCAAAGAACGGAATCAGAGAGAGAAGCAGCGTCGTATGAATTCTAGTCTTAGGAGTGGTGGTTACCGCTCCTATATTAACCTTGGCCCTACTGGAGAATGAGAGATGGATGCTCCTACGAGTGAAGAACTTCATAATTTTGTGATGCCGGAGGTTGTCGTTGGCACGCCGATTACTTATTACCCCACCGGGATGATTGAGGGGTCGGATGTGAGGGTTGGTTTCATCATTCGCATTTCGCGTTCTGGAAGGAATGTGGTTGTGCGAACGGCTGACGGCGGGCACTTTGAGTCTGTTCGTCATATAGATGACCCCAAGCTGAAACTTAACGTAGACCACCGCGAGGCGGGTGCGTGGGATTACACAGCCTTTCACAAGGCCGAGCTTGTCGAGAGGAAGAATATTGTGGACAGGCTTGATAAGCTGGAGGGCAAGAAAACTGCTGCCCCTCTCGCCCCCGAAAGTATTGAGGAACCTTATTCCAGTTTGCGGGCCAAGGCCATTGAACTGGGCATTGAGTTCAAAGGTAATCCCAAGCGACAATGGCTTGAGATTAAGGTTGCCGAGTATGAAAGCCGTGAGCAGGAGATTGAGGTAAATGCCTAAATGGGACAAGTCTTCTCACCCTACTGCTCCGATTGTGGATCTATGGCTGGAGAAGATAAAGGATGCCAAGAAGCACAAGCATGACCGCTTTGGCAAGTATGCCGACGAGTGCATGAAGTTCTTCGATGGCGCGCATGACTGGATGTGGAAGGGCGAGTACGCCAAGGCTCCCGGCGGTTTCCTTGACAAGGATTCCCAGGGTGCTGCGCCCACCTTCCGTATGACGGTGAATCGCGTGTTTGAGGCCGTGGCGCTTTTTGGGCCGGTCTTGTATCACCGTAATCCGGTTTTGCAGGTTACTCCACGTTTTGGGCCGGAAGTTGCGCCGGAGTCCCTGGGAATCAACCCGGACGACCCGAACATGCAACAGCATTACACGCACTTCCAGACCCAGGAGAAGTTTATCTCTGAGATTAAGCGAACGCACGCTTCGATCAAGGAACACTATCTCAACTGGTTGCAGCATGAGTCTGACAAGAAGGTTCAGTGTCGCCGTGCGATTAACGAGGCGATCATCAAGGGGATGGGCATTCTCTGGACGGAGATATACCAGCCCAAGGGTTCGGAGATACGGCATCCCAAGAGCCATTACCTTTCGGTTGATGATCTTGTCATAGATCCTGACGCCCAGTATTGGGAGGACATCCAGTGGATTGCCCGCAGGCTGGTTCATCCTACATGGCTTGTAGACAAGAAGTTCAATCTCAAGGGCGAACTTGTCGGGAACATGGAGTCGCTTGGTACGCAGGGGATGTACAAGTCGAAGGGCGGGAAAACGTCCAGCGAGAAGCGGGACGCCAAGACCTTTGATCTTCTGGAATACTGGGAAGTGTATACCAAGTGCGGTTTTGGTGACCGGCTCCGCTCTGCCGAGAAGAAGTCCAAGTATAACTGGGGGCAGTTTGGAGACTTCAATTACCTGGCAATCAGCCGCGACGTTCCGTTCCCATTGAATCTTCCCTCAGAGGACTTAAAGAACAAGAGCTTTGAGGAAGTGTTCATGCAGGTTCAGTGGCCAATCCCGTTCTGGACGGACGGTGGCTGGCCATTCAGCAAGTTGTCATTTCACGACAAGCCGAAGGAAATCTGGCCCATCTCATTGATCAAGCCCGCGATTGGCGAGTTACGTTTTGTCAACTGGTGCATGTCCTTCCTTGCCGACAAGGTTGCCGCATCCAGCACGACTTACATAGCGATAGCCAAGGCGGCTGGGGCGGAGATTCAGGATCAGATCAAGTCCGGTCTTGGCCCCTACACCCACATCGAAATATCCGAGTTGTTTGGGCGTAGTGTGACGGACGTGGTTTCGTTTCTGGATGCCCCGCAGTTCAACTCGGACATCTGGACGATGGTGAGCCAGGTTCTTGACCTGATTGACAAGCGAACTGGCCTGACGGAGTTGATTTACGGTTTATCCGGCCCAACCCAGATCCGCAGTGCGGCGGAGGCGGAGATCCGCAACCAGAATGTATCTATCAGGCCGGATGATATGTCGAGCCAGGTAGAGGACTGGCTAAGTACATGCGCGATGAAAGAGATGGAAGCGGCTGAGTGGTCTTTAACGGCTGATGACGTGAGGCCGGTTCTGGGTGCGTCTGCTGCGTACATCTGGACGAAGCAGATCAAATCCCAGCGTTTTGAGAAGACGGTACGGGACTACGACTATCGTGTGGAAGCCGGATCAGCCCGCAAGCCGAACAAGGTCAACCGGGTACGTCAGCTTAACGAGTTTGCACAGATTGCCATGCCGCAGTTGCAGCAGTTTGCAGCACAGGGGAACCCAGGGCCGTACAACGCTCTTATTGAGGATTGGGCCAAGGCGAACGACCTTGATCCTGCCCGCTACATGGTTGCTGAGGAACCGGAACCGGGGGCAGGGCCAGAGGAACAGCAGCAACAGCAGATGCAGCAACAGCAGCAGGCCCAGCAGCAACAGCAGCAGGCCCAGCAGCAGCAGATGCAGGCTGATGCCCAGGCGGATCAGCAGAAGCAACAGGTTGAGATGCAGATGAAACAGATGGACTTACAGGGCAAGCAGCTAGACATGCAGGGCAAGCAGCTAGACATCCAACTCAAGCAGGAGAGCATGGGAGTAGAGAAGGAGAAACAGCAGCTTGAACTTGAGATCATGCGGGAGAAGAAGGTGGAAGAATGATGCAGGATCACAACGACATTTTGAAGAAGTTACTGGGTGCTGTGGATGACATGGATTTTGGTCACATGGAGCATCACCACAGCGGCGGCCAGCGTGCGCCGGGCAGGGAATTGATTCGCCGGGCCAATCTTGCCAGCAAGGTAGACGTGCATAGTGAGAGAATGCGTCGTCCGGGTGACGAGGAGTTTTTGGCTGAGAAGAAGAAGGCACCGCTAGTCATGGCGCTCGGTACGATTTCGACGCCACAGGGAACGGTAAAGTTCCGCAAACGGCTTCAATAGGAGAAAGAACAATGCCACTAGGAAACAGATTAACGACGCCGCAAACAGACTGGCAGCAGGCCCAGAAACAGCAGGTGAAGGCCGACAGAAAAGATGCAAGGAAGCAGATGAAGCAGTTTGAGCGGGAGAGCATGGCGCAGGGTTTGGAGGAAGACCCTACCGCCTCTGGATACTCGGAGGCTTACCATAACATGGAGAAATATGGGTTTGATCCTCCGCCGGATGTGCCGACGTTCGGTGGTAGTCCTGGTAGAAATATCCCAGGCTTACCCCTTGGAATCCCTCCACTACAACCGGGGGCAGTTGATCCTGCGACAGGTGGGCGCAACTTTCCCCTTAATCCGAGCCCCCTGTTTCCTACTGCACCCCTGTGGGACGCCCCCGTTCAGCCGGATTGGGAAGCGTATCTTCGGGATCAGGCCATGCGGGGGATGTACAGGTCACCACAACGCCAAGGGGGTAATATCGGAGGGTTTCAAATGCCCAAGGAGCCACTTCCAGCTACGAAAGTATTTTCAGCACCGATTGGCGCCATGACACTTCCACCACCGCTACCACCACCGGGATAGATAATGCCAGACGTACACTTAGATAGATACCGCGCCGAATGCGAGCGACTGGGATGCGCCGAGTTTTTTGACCAGTTGATCGAGGATGGCAATAACGCCGGTTTTGCTGCGATGCTGGCCCAGAGGCGTCCACCTGGCACGAAGGGGACGGACAGAAATTTCCTTGAGGGCAGCCACGACTGGTCACGCTCGATGGGGAGGACGAACCGGAGGCACATTTTTGCCGAGGCCAAGAAGGCTGGCATATCCACACAGGGCAAGGTCTACAAGGGCGGTATCGGCAAGCCGAATGATCCGATGGCGTGGGTAAGCAGTGCGAGCGACGTACTTGCGGCCTGCAAGGAGAAGGGATTTTCCTGTCAGGGTGCGGTTAATTACAAGGCACCGGAGCGTCAGATAAAGAAAAAGCGACTCGCAGACGACCTGGCACACGGGTACATGCAGAGAGAACTGGCAAGCGACCCCTCTTTAAGAGAGAAGGTAAAGAAAAACCCCAAGAAACTGATCGAGTTAAAGGAGAAGGTCATAGACAAGCATGGCAGCAAGAAGCGGTAAGACGATATAATGGCAAAAAAGTGGATACAGAAGGCGATTAAAAGACCGGGCCAGCTTCACCGGGATCTTTGCATCCCACAGGGTCAAAAGATACCAGAGGAGATGATCCGCAAGGCATCAAAGCGAAGCGGCAAGGTGGGCCAGCGTGCCCGTTTAGCCACGACACTTAAACGGATGCGAAAGAGGTAACCATGTACGGGCAAGGCAGCTTATTGCAGACACTAGGTGGAACCCAGCAGCCGGGAAATATGCTTGGTGTCCCAGGCAGCAACCTTACAGAGGAAGAAAAGAGGTTTCTTGAGGAACTGATCCGCAAGGAGGTGGAGAAGCAGAAGTCTGGAGCCATCACCCCTTACGGGAGGCCGTTCTAGGGTGGAATTTCCAGATAGGCTAGGGCACAGCGAGTTCGTCAACTCCTTGCTGAACGATAAGACTTACAGGGAGGGGGCTTTCAGCAAGATAGCCCGCAGCATGGGTCTGACGAACGAGGATGCAACGAAGCAGATACAGAGGAACCCACTTCACTTTTCACCAAGGGAGCGTCGTAGTTCGATGCTTGCAGAGGGTCACATCCGTCGTCTACAGCGAGGGTCGCGGCCTAAAGAGGCAATCATAGGAAAGACAAGGAGATTGTAATGCCTATCCAGGTACTAGACGCACAGGGCAACGTGGTTCAGGAGCTTGATGCCCAACAGAACCCAAATGCTCTCCAGCAGGCCCAGATGATGGCTGCCTCGATAGGCGGATCTGTCAATGAGTTGCCCTATAACGGTGGTGGCCCTCCAGGCATGGGTGGCCCTCCGGGCATGGGTGGCCCTCCGGGTGGCGATCCTCAGATGGGCGGAATGCAGCCTCCGGGTATATTCCAGCGCATGGGGGAAAACAGGGCGATGCGTCAGGAAAACAGGGCGATGCGCCGGGAAGATAGGGCGGGCGCCCCTCCTCCGGGTGGTGGTCAGTTTAGTGGTGGCAGCCCCACGGTTCCGGGTGGCCCAGGGGAAGACATTGGTGGAGCTGTACCGCCGGAGCTTATGGCGCAGCAGGGTGGAGGCCCACCGCAACGTCCGAATCACCTTGAGGTCATTCGTATGATGCAGCAGGATGAACTGCAAAGTTTGACGGGTGGGGATCAGAGAATGGGTAGCCCGCTGGATCAGCAGATGGCTGCCATGCCCTCGATAGCTCCGCCCATGCTGGCTCCGCCTGGTATGCAGGGGCCACAGGGGATGCCGGGAATGCCACCGCAAGGCCCGCCAGGGATGCCGCCGGGAATGCCACCGCAAGGCCCGCCAGGGATGCCGCCGGGAATGCCGCCACAAGGCCCGATGATAGGGTAAAGACGCATGGCCGTTGACGACAGTGTATTAACGTACAGCGATATGCTGGATTACGTGACCGCTCTGACCGATGGTGGGGCGAGGACGAAAGACCTGCGCCTTTTCAAAGAGGCAATCCTTGGTGCATACAAGGATGTTGCTATGGCGGCTGAGTGGGACTACCACATGGACGAGGGCCGCATTGATCTTGATGCTAACCAAAGTTCCAGCACAATCACTTACGACCACACGGGTGGTGCTAGTGAGCGGCTGGTGACGATTGCTGCTGGGACATGGCCCACATGGGCCAAGTATGGCCGCATTCGCATTGACGATGTTGTGTATTCCATCGAGGACAGAAAGAGCAGCACAACAATCACGCTTGATGAGGACTCAAACCCCGGTGCTATAGACGTGGCTGCCGGGACGAGCTATGAGATTTACCGCAGGGTTTATCCCCTCCCGGCAGATATGTGGCGTCTTTATGACGTTGCTGTGGAGAAAAGCTACTGGGTTCCTCATTACATCACTCCCACAGAATGGTTGAAGCGCGAGCGGTTCTCAACCAGTTCAGGCCAGACCTGGGCGTGGACGATTATGAAAGATCCAGACAGTATTGGGCGGTGGTCGCTTTGGGTCGATCCCAGTCCTGATACTGCCGAGCCTCTGGGCTTTATTTATCGCAGGCGGCCTCGCACGCTGCGGTGGGCTGGTACAGAGACAGAGGCTCGTACTTACACTGCAACTGGTTCTGCTGATGCCAGCACGATAACGACCAGTACGGCCCTGCCAGCGAGCATGGTTGGGGCTGTCATTCGTTTGGCAGACAGTACCACGACCCATCCAACGGGACTTGCTGGAACATATCCCTTCTTAGAGCAGCACAAAATTACCGCCCTGTCGACCACCACGGTGACTATTGATGGGACGCTATCAACGGCCTATTCCGGTGACAAGATGGTGGTATCTGACCCCATCGACATGAATGACACGATGGCAGAGGCATTAAAGGCGCAGCTTGAGTATCGCCTGAGCAGGTTTTCCAATGATGTGCGGGACATGGCATCTGCGAAACAGATCGCTGACTTTGAGCTTAGGAGGGCGATGGAGGCTGAGGCTCGTCACATGAGTTATCGAACGAGCGGGTCTTTTTCGCGTTACCACTACCTTTTCCGCCATCTTGGGAACACGATTACCACCGATGCCTAAGATAAGTGATTTTCTCGGTCAGATTTCTGATGCTGATGCTGGTGACTTACCGCCAGGTGCAGCTATTAGCCAGAAGAACGTCAGCACCACGTCTGCTGGCAAGCTAAAGGTTCGTGGCGGGATGCAACCGGCCACTTTTACGTCTACTACTACGATCTCTGGTAGCAACTACCACACATTCCAGCGGATGTGCTTCTGTAAGACCCGTCAGGGCGATTTACTTGGGGTTAATGGTATTGATCGAGGGTTCCGCTGGGATGGTGCTACGACGAACGTGGAGGCTCTGGGGCTAACTGCCCCTGCTTCGGCGCCGACGATTGTTGCAGCCGCACTCGACACGGCGGATAAGGGCAAGGCGATTAGCGATGTTACTGATGCCAGTGGTTTATACCGAATTACGAGCGGCAGCCACGGTTTAAGCGACGGCGATACTGTTCGGCTTGGCAACGTGGTTGGCACAGGTTCGATGTCCAACGATTTGAACGGTCAGTCCTTCACGGTTGCGAATAAAGCAACGAATACCTTTGACCTGGATGGCACGGTTTTTGATGGTGGTTATACATCGGGCGGAACGTGGAGCCAGGACGGGTACGGGGCAACGGCTGGAGATTATGTTTTTGGTTATCGTTACATTGATGACACAACAACGGCTGTTTCGAGCAGTTTAACGACGCTTACAAAGGTGACGGCCAAGGATAACGATGACTTTACCTGGTCATCCCTGTCCACAACGACAGAAGCACGCGGTCAGTACAAACTTGAGCTATTTCGCAGTACGGCGGGAGTGACGAATGTGCTGTTCAAGGTGGCGACTATTGCTTATGGGTCTATTGGGAGTGGTTTCACCGACGAGGTGGATGATGCAACCTTGAACCTGAGCAGCGCTTCGGATGTTTTGCTTGTTTTGACTAATCCGCCGGTAGATAACAGCCTTGTAGCCCGCCGTTTTGAAGTCCCTCCGAATGACCGCCCGGTAGTTGTTCAGTTTCAGGACAGGTACTTCTATTTAGGGACGGTAAAGTACAACCGGGGAACGGTTGCGGCCAGTGGCACGGCAATTACTGGTTCTGGCACGGATTGGGTTTCCACGATGGTGGGGCGATATATTGAGATTGCCGGTCAGACAGCACCCCGGAAGATTACTGTTTTCAATTCGGCCACGTCATTGACTGTGGATGCATCGACTTCGGCATCTTCTGATACGGCATATACGATTGTGCCGGAGCAGAGTAACCGCCGTCAGGTGGATTTCAGTGAGCCGGATGAGCCAGAGAGTGTTCCGGCGTTAAATGTCTTCACTGTGCAGGAGTCTGCCAATGATGACGACGATATTATCGGTGGGATGCCCCTTGGATCGTCCCTTTTTCTCTTTGGAAGGAGAAACAAGTACGCATTCTCTTACTCTGCATTCCCCATCTTGGATGGGAGCGTGCGGTACGTGGAGGATCGTGGTGCATTTAACCATTTTTGCTGGGATGTGTATGAAAATGCGGCATACATGATGGATGATTCCGGGCCGTACATTTTTACTGGTGGTGGATCGCAGGACATCGGTGCCCAGATACAGGATTTATGGCGAAAAGACGGTGATGGCGACAAGATAGATTTCACCAAGGTGGATCAGTTCCATGTTAAGGTGGACAGGGCCAAAAACAGGGCTTATTTCTTTGTTGCCTTCACAGGAGACAGCGGCAATTACCCAACCAGGGCTTTGGTCTACAACATCCGTCGCAAGACGTGGGATAACTACGAGTTTCCGCAGATGATTGGCTCTGCCGCGACGATCCAGATCAGCGGGGAAACCCGCACTATCTTCGGGGCCGAAAGTTCCAACATTTACATTGCTGACAAGGGCAATACGGACGTTGTGACGGCTGAGGTTACGGGTACAGCCACGGGGTCGAGCGGGACAACGCTTACGGACTCCGGGGCGAGCTTTGCGGCGGCTGTTATTGGTGCCAGCGTGTACATTTACGAGGGAACTGGCAAGGGTCAGCGCCGCACGATCACAGCGAGGACTAGTACGCAGCTTACGGTAGCGACATGGACGACAAACCCCGATACGACCAGTAAATACGTGGTTGGTGCCATCGAGTGGAACTGGAAATCGAAAGCATTTGGTTTTCCAGAGGACGATGTTCGCAACAAGCGGGAAGTGTCGATTGATTTCAAGCCGACCACAGGTGACCAGCGGATTGACCTACGGTTTTACTACAATCACAGCACAACCCCGCTGGCGAATGCGATGTCCCAGAAACTTGGGGATGCGATAGAGATTCAGGAGACAAACAAGGAAGATGCGGTGGTATTTATGAAACTGGCCCGGAGTGCGCTTGAGGATTCAGTGGGCCGGGAGAGGTTTCGTTTTGACGGGATGTACAGTGCGACATCTCATGGTGACCATGAGGTTTCGGTGGAATTACGTGGTTATGCGGCAGACGATGTGCCGGAGATAAAGAGCATCACGGTTCAGGGGGTGGAGGAGTAGATGTTTTCCCGTCATGCTGCCCAGTTCGACCGGCTGTTAGATGCCTGTATGCCCCCGGAGCAGGTGGCAATCTTGCGGGATATCTTTACGAATCCACGGGTGACCCTTGAGCATAAGGGGCCGGTGGTATTGAGTGGTTCCCTTATTGCTCCCAGCATCCAGTCTGCCCGCTGGGCGGTTGCCCAACACAACTGGGATTATTCGGGCGGCAATTCTCCGAGTCAGGGGGGCGGGATGTCTACAGTTTTGTGTAGAGAGGCAACTGATTTCCGGGGGAACGGGACAACGGGCAACACCGATATCACGATCTACCTACCGGTCACTCCAGGGGATGACCCCAATGTGGTTGAGGGTACTGTGATAGCCTTTTTTGAGATGAACGACGGAACTTTCATGGCCCCTGGTTATGGTGATGACCAGATAGGCACGGTGAGGCACGATATTACCGGAAATGCTGTCAGTCCCAAGGGCTGGGGGGTGATGGACGGGTCGGACAACTCGAAGTTGAAGGGTGGCTCTGCCTTGGATATTGCCACCAACAAGCGGTTTCTGCGACAATGGGATGTCGTGGGCAGCAACAAGGGAACTGGCGGTGCTGAATCAGACAGCGTGACGGTTGGTGCGCATAGCGGCAGTGCTGTGGATTCGTCAATTGCGATTACCACCCACTCGTCGGGCACCACTGGTTCCACTGTAATTAGTGACGCAGCACTTCATGTACATGAACTGGATAATAGCACACAAGTTGGCGACGGCGGTGGAGGGACGCCGGTAAACGTAGTTACTAATAACCTGACAGATGGGGTAGTTGGTGACATTACCCACAGTTCCCATACCCACACAATACCAGCACTTTCACACTCTGCAAGCGGGAGCAGTTCCTTGTCACACAGTGCGGTTTCAGTGGACACAGTACCCCCGTTTTTGTATGTGGCTTTTTTAGAGCGGCTTAACAACTCACGCACAGGTTTAGGGCTTTAGGAGTTTTTCAATGGCACACATGATGCAGCCCCAGCAATCGGATTTAATGCAGGGTTTCCCCGATATGGAGGACTTGACCTCGGAGCAGAGGGCTTTTCTGAGTCGCCTTTTAGGTGGCCAGCAGGCTGGTCAGGGAGGCGAAGTTTCTTCTTTTCTGGACGGTGGGCCAGCGGGGGATTTATTTACTGGTGGGCCGGGTTATCCGGCTCCAGAATTGCCAGATATGCCAACTACTCCGACCATCCCCCCGATTACTCCCCCGATTACGACTATTCCTTCTCCAACCACTCCACCTGTAACTCCCCCAACTATTCCCCCGCCTGGCGAGGAAAACTGGTGGGAAATTGACGAAAACAACAATGGCATCCCGGATGAGTTCGAGAATATTAACCAAGATCCTGAAATTTTCACTCCTTCTCCAACCCCCCCTACCGTTTTCCCACCTCTCGAAGACCCTATACCAGAGCCGGGTGAAGAAGAAACGCTGCTAGATCCGGGTGAAGATGGTCATAAACATCCTCATACGGGGCCACATCCTGATGGTCATGAACATCCCGAAGAATATAACTATCCCTATGACCCTAACTATCCCCACTATCCCCCAGGCGATCCTCGTAATTACCCAGTACGCGAACCAGTTCCTCATGACGGTGGCCAGACTCAGACTCAGACTCAGGCTGCAACGGCAATTGCGACTGGCGGTACTGGCGGTACTGGCGTCGGGCTGGGCGGTACGGGCATGGCGGAAGGCGCGTTCACATTTGATCCTGTCTTCAACATTATGACTGGCGGCCCTGCCCAGCGTGCTGTTGACGTGACGATGAGTGCTTGGGATCAGTATCAGCAGGCGATACTGGACAAGTATTATGCGGATGCGATTTATAATCTTGGAATGGCTGCCTTGGATGGCGGCGGCGGCGGCGGTCGTGATGTTGTTGGCCCGGTTGGTTTATTCAACCGTGTTACCCAGGGTGGTGGCCGTTACCAGCAGCCTGAACCGTTTGTGAAGAAGAAACGGAAGAAGTATCCAAACTGGCCGCCAGATCCTAAGAATCCTTCTCCACCACATCCTCCAGTTCCGTGGCCGAATGGCGGGCAGAATCCGCTCGGCTTGACCACTATGACAGCAGACCTTGGCGGCACGCCTGCTGCTGACGTGGAGCCTGCGGTTTCTGACGTGGTTTCTGGAGTGGAGCCGGGTGATTTTGATGCAGGCGAGTTCCTCAGTGATGTACAGGCTGATGTGGCGGGTGATGTACAGGCTGATGTGGCGGGTGAGAGTTTCCTTCCAGATGTTTCGGGGAGGAAGAAAAAGAAGAAAGAGTGGAAGAAACGGGATACGAAAAAATTCCTCAAGGAAATTCAGGGCAGTGGCCCGGTTGTCGACCCTGGGCTTCAGCCTCGCAGGTTAACTCTTGCCAACCCGAAGGCCTTGGCTTCACTTCAGCAGAGGCCGCCGGAAGTGGAAAAGCCTGGGCCTATTTATCGTCACATGGGAGGCCCAACGGCTTCTACACAGCAATCTCCGTGGGGCCAACCCCAGCAGGAAGCCAAAGCTGATCCTCTGCGTAACCTGATGGGTGATATTGTGTCTGGTGCAGGCGTACCGTTGGGTGGTCAGATTGCTGCTCAGGTTGAGAAGACTGGTCAGGCGGATGAATTTGCGGGAGTTGAACAAGCTGCTAGGCATGGGGCGGGCATTGCCCAGGCTACCTATGGCCTCCAGCGCTCGCAGGAAGACCTTAAGCAAGGGCAGCAGGCGTTCCGCCAACAGAAGGCACAGGA